AGGAGGTCGTTTTACACGGCCTCTTTTTTTTTTTTCGCACATAAAACATAGCCTATAGTGAAAGGAGTTGATAAGTATGAGTAAACATTACATGCGATTTACTACTGTATTTACATTTAGTAAAAAAGTACCAAAGGTTTTGGAAAAAGCACTAATCAACGAGTTTATTAGACTTAGAAATGTGGCTTGTGATGAGCTAAATCCTCACTATGAGGAATGGAATTCAGAGTTTGGAGACTGCGAATGCGATACTAACGATCCGTTAGCTGACTATGGCGGGACTGACTACTGTGCTTTCATATGCGATAAGCAGAAGGGGATATTAGACAAGATAAACCAACGTAATATGTCTCGGCTTGTTGAATTGGACAATGACAAGATCGGCGATATTTTTGCGAGATGTAAATTGAATAGGAGCATTACTATTCACTTAAGATTAGAAAATTTCCACGAGGAGTCCTAACAAGGGCTCTTCTTTTTGCGCACATAAAACAAGGCCTATAATGGAGAAAAACCAACGACTATAAATCTGAAAGGAGAATGTTTTATGAAACAGTATGACGTTAGAAACCGTGAGGAATGGATAGAGGAAGATTGCGTGTGTACTTATGATGAAAATTGTGATGCATGCCCATATGTCCTTTACGGGAAATACGGTGAACGTAAATGTGAAAAAACGATGTATGAAGATTGCATGTCAGGTGAATTTGATGAGGAGTCCTAACAAGGACTCTTCTTTTTGCGCAAATTATACATCTCATTTTATGGAAACAAATAGTTTCTAATTATAATGAAAGGATGTTGATATTTATGGCAGAATGGAGAGTTTATTCTAACGAGGAACTTGAGGAGGCAAAAAAGATGTCCAAAAAGAGGGAAATGAAGAATAAGATTAAGCAGACATTTAATGACGGAGTTATGTGGGTAGAGCAACATAAGGAAACTCTGATGGTTGCGACACCTTTGTTATTAGGAGCCAGAAAGGTTGTAAGTAAAATCGGAAAGGCTGCTAATAAGAAGGCCGATCTAAATAAAGAGAAAGACCTTAAAGAGCTTTACTGCTACGATAGGTCTCTGGGACATTATTGGAAGCTTAGACGGAAGCTTACGAACTCTGAATGGACTACAATCGAGAATCGTAAGAAGAATGGCGAAAGACTGTCTGACATTCTTAATGATATGAGAGTGTTAGAGTAATATTTGTTTACAAGAGATCATTTTTACATGGTCTCTTTTTTTTTGGAGGTTTATATGAGATATCACTTCGATATACCAAAGCACTACACCACTTTATACGGCAAATTATACAAGTGCAATCATCCTGTATATGATAGATGCACACTAATAGAGATAGAAGATAAAGGTCTTGCTATAATTCAGCAAAGGTATGACAGTAAGCATAAAATTACTTGGTGGAGCGAGATTGACCCTTGGCTTGCTGATATTTTGTATCTTCATCCGAAATTTAAGGATTATTTTGACCAAAGAGCCGGTAAATGCATAAACGGGCTATATCCGACAGTAACGATACGTCAGATTATGTGGGCATTAAAGATGAAACCACTTGAAAAAGAACAGTGGGAGACAGTTTTTGATAGGAAAGATATTTAGGTTCGCAAAAAATACAAGCAGTATTATGAAGTAAAAGGTAACAAGTATGTGGAAATCCCGCTTAGGAAGAATCCTCCACGGACGCTTAATGCGGTAAAGTGCGGCTGGAAGTATGTCAGTGGCCGTTGGAGAGGAGGTTCGAGTCCTCCCGGCACGCCCTTTTACTTTTTTCGCACATAAAACAGAGCCTATAATGGAAACCAAATTAAAAACTGAAAGGTGATGAAAGGAATGGATTTAATGAAAATTTCGTCTGGTTTTTTGAGAGGTATAGTTTCTAAATTGATTAAGAGAGCTGTAAAGAAAAGGGGGTACAATGCGGATATTGTGCTTAATGAATTTGCAGCTAAATTTGAAAATGGAGAAGCTACAATCCATCTAAACTTAGATGCAAAAATGAGTCAAGATGAATTGACTAAATTACTTAAGGAGATTGGTTTAGGTTGAGAGTCTTGCATAGACTCTTGACTTTTGCGCACATAAAACAAAGCCTATAATGGAGAAAGGAGGAAAAACTATGCTGGAATTGTATGCGAAAAATCCAAAGCAATTAGACATCTGTCTAAGATTGTTATACGCTGAAAAGATTGATTTCACGGTTTCTGTACGTGAAGATCATAAAGGAAAAGTCTTTTACGCTATAATGGTTAATTTAGACAACGAAGATGACTGTATTGCCATTAGGGAAAAGTATCGTCTTATGACCCAGTAGTAAAACTTTTCTATGAGAGGTTATGCTTCGGCATGGCCTCTTTACTTTTACTGATATTTATGCTATAATCAGATGAGGAGGTGCATTATATGAAAGAAATTAAAGTTACGAGTTACGATTTAGTAGATGGTAAAGGTTTTACATATAAAGGTGAGCGTGTAGAAAGATTTGAAGATTGTCAGGTTCGAGACAATGATTTGTGTACGGTTTGTCAAAAGCCCACATACCCCGAATGCAAATCTTATTGCTCGGTTGGCATAAATGAAAAAAGACGAAAGGGTCAGGCTTAATTTGTCTGGCTCTTTTTTTATTTCGCAAAATTTACAACGCCTCATATGAAAGGGATAGAAGACGTTCATTTGTGAGCAAGACAAAAGCATTTGAGCGGGAGCTGATTGATGGTCTATGATTTGCAGTCAATCAAGACCCTTATATTTTTGATAGATTGGAGTCCTAACAAGGGCTCTTTTCTTTTTATAAATCTTTTATATTTCAAAAGGAGGAAAAAGCAATGGCAGAAAAGAAAACAAGTGGAAAGTTTGACCTTGGACAGGTGGTAATGACAAGGGGTATTGATGAATGGATTAACTCGGGTGGCGCCGAGATTTACCGTTTCGTCTGCACTTGCATCGGTAGGCATGCCCAAGGAGACTGGGGCGACTGTTATCCAGAGGATGCTAAGCAAAACGATGCGGCACTTAAAAGCGGTGAGGAAAGGCTGTTTTCAGTTTATAAACACAGCAAAGCGCCCGACGGTAAGATCTGGATAATAACAGAGTGGGACCGTACTATAACCACTATTCTGTTCCCGAGTGAGTATTGAGGAGGTTGATATTTATGATGGATAACGAGGCTATTATCGAGACACTACTTGAAATAAAAAGTGATATAAGTGACAGTATGTGCCAGCACATACGCTCAAATGATGATTACTCACCCGAGTTAGATTTGAAAAAAATCGAGGCTTTGGTACTATCAGTCACTATATTAGAAAGGATGGGAAGATACTGATGAACAAAATTCTCACAATAATTAGGAAAAACTCGCCTACGATACTAAGCATCTTGGCTTGTGCAGGTGTCGTCTCGACTACGGTTCTGGCAATTAAGGCAGTTCCAAAGGCTCAGGACAGGCAACTAATAGCACTTTCAAAGAAAGAGCAAAAATATGATACATGCTATTATGACAACAAGCCTGTTACATTCAACATGACAGAACCATTAACAAAAAAAGAGGCGATTATAGCATCTATCCCTGCGTACATTCCTACAGCCATCAGTGCAGCGGCAACAATGGCTTGTATATTAGGTGCTAACGTGCTTAATAAGAAGGCTCAAGCATCACTTATGAGTGCATATATGCTCACAAATCAGCATTTCAACGAGTACCGTAAAGCAGCAAAAGAAGTCTATGGCGAAGATGCTGATAGGAAGATAAAGGAACAGGTCGCTATAAGAAACTATAACGAAGATTTTATGGTGTATCCAAGTCTAACTTATGACACGGATGATGACGAGGCAAATAAGGTTTTATTCTATGAACCGTATACAGAAACGTATTTTTGGTCAACCATAGAAAGAGTACAGCAGGCTGAATACCATGCAAATCGTACTTTACAGCTTGAAGGCGGTCTATCTCTTGGCAGATTCTTTGAATTTCTCGGGGTTACAGTCGAGGATGATGTTTTGTATAGTACAGGCTGGTCAATGGATAATCTACTTTGTGATGTAGGATGTCTGTGGCTTGATTTTTATAATACCTTGCACGATTCGGATGGTAAGGTAGATGCTAATAATCAGGATATTCCTTCATTTTATGTGATTGAATATATGATTGATCCTGTGCTCGACTACGAGGACTGGGACGAAGTACCATTCTAAAATAGTTACGCAGGTGACGATAATCTGTGCTATAGTATAGACACAGAAAGGAGAAATGCGCAAAATTTACAAAGGCTTATATGAAGACTACGAAAGGAGGTTTGTTTCATGAAATTAGGTAAAATGAGATTGATCGCAGCGGCGGCAACGATTGGCGGTGCACTTTGTACAATAGTTACAATGTTCACTGGCGACGAGAAAACCCGTGAGATCGTCAAAGAGGAACTTGATAAGAGAAACGAGACTGAAGAAGTCGAAGAAGAAACAGAAGAAGAATAAACTGCAAAAGAGGGTGAGTCCTAACGGACTTGCTCTCTTTTCTTTTTATGGAGGTGGTGATGATGAACAACACCGATGTAAGTGTTCAGACGGAATATGTTATGGATGCTATATGTAAAATTCGGCAAATACTTTATAACGGAGGATTTGAATGTGACCAGTGTAGTATAAAATGGGCAGCGGCTAAGGTGGCTTGTGATGCTGCGATGAAAGCTATAGTTACAAATTTAGACGACACTCCACTTAACGTTCTGGAATGTTTGGCGGAGAAATACAACTCGTATTATTTAATGAATTCAGATTTCGAGTATGCGTATCTAATGATAGAGCGAATAATCGACTGTTTAATAAACTAACGAAAGGAATGCATATTATGGGAAATTTTATTAGGTCTTTAGGCAAAATTGTTAAAACAAACGGACCTGCAATATTAGCCTGCGCAGGGATAGTTGGAATGGCAGCCTCTACAGTATGGGCAGTAAAGTCAACACCCAAGGCTATGAGAAACATTGAGAAAAGAAAAGAAGAGCTTGACGAGGTAAATGAGCCTTGTACCGTAAAGGAGGTTATAAAGGCTGCATGGAAGTGCTATCTGCCTTCCGTTATATTATTTACAACATCGTCAGCCTGTATAATAGGGTCACTTAAAAATCTCGAAAAGAGAAATGTGGCCTTAGCGGCACTTCAGACATTGAGCGAGCAGAATCTCAAAGAGTACATTGAGAAGACTCGTGACGTTGTTGGTGAAAAGAAGGAAAAAGCCATTCACGATGAGGTGATGACTGATAGAGTAAAGAGCACAGGTGTTATGGACAATGTTATAGTCTCAGGTAACGGTAAGATACCTTGTGTTATGACTGAGGAAAATAAACTATTCGAGTCCTCAGCTAACGATATCGACAGGGCTATAAATAAACTTAACGCCAGAATAAACAGTGGTGAGTATATCTCGCTTAATGACTTGTACTATGAGCTTGGCATCGACTTTACGTCAATCGGTGATAAAGTCGGGTGGCCTGCAAACGGTAACGGTATAAAACGTCTGTTCACTTCGGGCTTGAATGACCAAGATATTCCATATCTTGTGTTCGACTTTGAGACTGGGCACGGGCCAGTGTACGGATTTGACAGAATGTGAGGTGAAATAGGTGATTGATAAAAAGAAGGTTCCTTATTCAGACAGAAGCAAAAATGCTGTCACTAAGGGAAAAACAAAAGCTAAAAACGAAAAGAAATCGTCCTTTACAGACTTGCTCATTGAGGATGATATCAGCAATGTGAAGAACTACGTCTTCAAAGAGGTGTTTATGCCGGGCCTGAAAAAGATCATTGCACAGGTTCTTAACACTTGCGTAGATATGACTTTTCTCGGCAGTTCCGACGCTAAGAAGTCTTCTAAAAAGTCAAGCGGTTATACGTCTTATTCTAAATATTATAAGTCATATGACTACGACGATGACGATGATGACTATGAGGAGATTAAGCCTCGTAAAAAACGTTTCTATGAAATAACTTATACAACCAAAGAAGACGCTAAGAGTGTATATAAAAGTATGCTCGACACTATAAAGTCTGACGGCTTTGTGACTATTGCCGAATACTACGAGTTTTCAGACCAAGCATCTATGGTTGAACATACCGACAACAAATGGGGATGGAAGCGTTTAGAAAATACCTATGACGTCATTCGCCCAACGACCGACGATGAGTTCATCATCAGGTTACCTAAAGCAGTTCCGGTATAAAGGAGATGTATACTATGCATGGATATTTTACAGAAAGTGGTTTTATGGGGCTTGTACAGGATGAGTACAGGCTCTTTGCAACTGAGCAGGATTACTACGACTACATAGAGGAGGAATAAAAATGTACGAATCAAAGGATAAGATGGTCTCGCACCCTGACCATTATCAGTCAACAAAGGGAATCGAGGTTATTGACTGCATCGAGGCTTTTACAGAGGGTCTTGATGGCATTGAGGCTACTGATACTGGTAACATTATCAAGTACGCCTGCCGTTGGAAGAAAAAGAACGGCATACAGGACCTTGAGAAGATACTGTGGTACACACAGCATCTGATATATCATCTGAAAAGCAAAGGGTCCGAAAAGGTTTCGGGTGATACGCGTTATGATACTGTTGATATTTCAGGAATATCTGAGTTAATTACCTGTATGGCTCTTAGAGGAGCAACCGAAGAAGAACTCATAAGGGCAATCAAGCACTCTATGTTTCTTATAGAATTGTATAAACTCACTAAGCAGAGCGAATCTGAAAATGACATCAAAACACTTGTAAAAAAGTATATAACAGGGAGGAAAACTAAATGAAAACACCTAAATTCATAACATCAATTAAAGGCTCAGCTTGTAATGCTGCTTTCAAGCTGAAGAAACACAGCCCCGAGATATTATTCGTTCTCGGCGTATCAGGTGTAATTGTGGGAACAGTAAAGGCCTGCAAGGCTACGACAAAGCTTTCTGCAACACTCAATGCACACAAAGAGGAACTCGATGCTATCCATACCGCATCGGAGGAAGGGGTAATAGCAACTCTTGATAAGAACGGAGTAGCTATAGATGAGGAATACACCGAAAAAGATGCAAAGAAGGACACTACAATAGTCTATACGAAAATGGGTCTTGATGTGGTTAAGCTCTATGCGCCTGCTGTAATTATTACAACACTCTCAATAGCCTCGCTTACCGCCTCACACGTCATACTTAAGAGTCGTAACCTGAGTATCGCAACAGCATATGCGGCTCTGGATAAGTCTTATAAGGACTACAGGCAGCGTGTCAAAGACAGGTTCGGACCCGAGATAGAGCATGAGCTCAGATATAACATACAGACAAAAGCTGTCGAGAGGACAGAGACCGACGAAAAAGGCAAAGAACGCAAGGTGGTAGAGGCTGTTAAGTCATTTGAAGGTTTGCCCGCAAGTGACTACACAAGAATATTCGATGAGTGCAACCAAAACTGGCAGCGTGATGCAACTTTCAACCGTGAATGGCTCGAAATTCAGCAGGTATATGCTAATAGGAAGTTGGAGAGTCAGGGGCATCTGTTCCTTAATGATGTACTTGTATCTCTTGGATATGAGCCGACAAAATCCGGGCAGGCAGTAGGCTGGATATATGATAAGCACAATAAAGATAAGCAAGACTTTGTTGATTTCGGTCTATATCAGCTCGATGCGGCACATCAGAACTTCTTAGATGGCTTCGAGAAATCGGTACTTCTTGATTTCAATTGTCATTTAATTATAAATGACGTTGACTTAGAGGACTAAAAGAGGTGAGTGCAAAATGGCAAACTTTTTAACAACCGCATTATCAGCGACCCTTGCTACAATGGCAGGGGTTTGCTTTATTGGCGGCTTAATGATACTGAGGAGGTAAATGACAACTATGGACTATCTTGATAGTTTTATTTCCACAGTCGATTATGTTCTTAACACGAGGAGGAGAAGACATATCGCAGGTGGAGTTTTATTAAGTATCTCGGCACTGTTCGGCGGTCTTGCTGTAACGGCTATGACTCTCAAGATATCTGAGGAAAGCGAGAAAAGTAATACAAAGGAGGACGAATACAATGAATACTACAGCTAAATTGATTACTGCATTTGCGTTAGGTGCAGTAGTAGGGTATCTTATCAAGAATTATATTAAGATACCATCTAAGTCTGTTAGCGAGGAAGACTATGAAGAGGCTCTTGACTTATATCAGGGAGCAGACGAGGATGAGCCTGCTGATATTCCTGCTGAGGGTTATACAGCATACTCAAATCTTCCAGCCGATAAGACTGACAAAACTGACGTAACAAAAAAGAAAGGCATACACATCATAGAACCTGATGAAATGTATCAAGAAGAGTCGTATGATGTTGCATTTTACACATATTATGACGACGGTGTTCTCGCAGATGAGAACGATATGGAGGTTAAGGACCCTGAAAATGTCGTAGGTGACGCACTTAAGCACATCGGAAAGTACGAGCCTGACATTATCCACGTAAGGAATGATGACAATAGCATGTACTATGAGATATCAAAAGATATCAGACCTTATAGGGAAGTTGTACGTGGTCCTATTCCTCCTGACGGTAGATGAGTAGAATAGTCGATGACTACCTTTCGTGGATATTTGATTTTGTAGACAGTAAAATGGCGTCTAAATACAGTAAACTTCTTTATAAGCTGTATGAGACGTCGTTTTATTGGTCTATACCAATGGACGACAACCGAGCAAGTGACGGTGTTAATCTAAGATACAGATTTGCCATTGAGAATGATATCCCATACGGCAAAGTAACATCGGAACTTGATATGAGAGACTGTAGCGTATTGGAGATGCTTGTTGCACTTTCGATACGTTGCGAGGCTATAATGGAACGCCCCGACGAGGACAGAACCGCAAAATGGTTCTGGAAGATGATTGATAATCTTGGTCTTTATGGGATGACCAATATGAATCTTGACAATAGAAAAGTTGAAATGATTATTGATAGGTTCTTATCAAGAGCATACAAGGCTAACGGTAGAGGCGGGTTGTTTCCAACAAAGAGAAAGGTAGATCTAAGAGAAGTCGACATCTGGTGCCAGATGTGCTGGTACCTCGACGATTACATTAAAATTGAAAGGAACTGAGTTAAAATGAAAAAGAGTATAACTGTAAAAGTAAGCAACTGGACAGAATTGCTTCCCATTATAAATAATAATGTCGATTTTGCAAGATTCAGCATCAGAAAGCTTAACAACAAAACAAATCTGCTGATATTTGTTGGTGCCGTGGCTGCATATAAGGCATACAACAGAATCAACAAGCTTGAAGCTGAGATTGAGATGCTCAAGAATAACCAAGTAGATGCAAATGAAACGGAATATTCCAATTATTGGTCTGAGACACTCGAACATCCTGATTCTTCAGAGGAGGGAGAGCCTGATGTGACATGATAGACTTTATGGTTATCTCTACACGCAGCAAGAAGCGTGGCGAAATAGAGATTCTCCCGAAGTTTATCGTCAAGAAAAGCAAGGATTTAATGATTCGAGGCGGAGACTTTTATGCAATCTGGCTCGAAGACAGGAAATTATGGTCTACAGAGGAGCAAGACGTTATTGATGAGATTGACAAAGAGGTTCATGATTTCGCAGAGGAATACAAGAAAAACGTCGGCCATAATGTGGACGTGAAAGTTCTGTATATGTGGGACTCCAGTTCTGGCGTGATAGATTCGTGGCACAAATATTGCCAAAAGCAAATGCGTGACAATTTTGTAATGCTTGATGAGCGGCTGATATTCTCAAATACTGACACCCAGAAGACCGATTATGCCTCTAAAAAGTTATCTTATCCTTTAGAAAAGGGTAAGCATGAGGCATATGACCGTCTGATGAGTGTGCTGTATACGGAAGAAGAGCGCAGAAAAATTGAATGGGCTATTGGAGCAATCGTATCAGGTGACTCAAAGAACATTCAAAAATTTATGGTACTCTACGGTGCAGCAGGTACAGGTAAATCAACAGTTCTTAACATAGTACAGATGCTGTTTGAAGGATACTATACGGTATTCGATGCCAAGGCACTGGGTAGTTCTAATAAATCTTTTGCCTTGGAGGCGTTCAAGACAAATCCTCTTGTAGCTATTCAGCACGATGGAGATTTATCTCACATCGAGGATAACACAAGGCTAAATTCACTCGTTTCTCACGAGATAATGACCGTAGAAGAAAAGTTTAAGCCAACATATTCCAACAGGTTCAAGTGCTTCCTGTTTATGGGTACAAACAAGCCTGTAAGGATAACCGACGCAAAATCAGGTCTTATAAGAAGACTCATCGACGTAACACCAAGCGGTAATCTCGTACCGAAACACGAGTATGACAAGTTGTTCAGTCGTATCAAGTTTGAACTTGGCGCCATTGCGTATCATTGTGCTGATATTTATGAACGTTATAAGGGACTTTATGACAATTACGTTCCAATGTCAATGATGGGCGCTACTAATGACTTCTACAATTACGTACTTGATAGTTACTACGTTTTCAATAAAGATGGTACAACCACTCGCAAGGCTGCTTGGGAGATGTATAAGACATATTGCGAGGATGCGAAAGTATCGTATCCTCTAAGTCTTAGAGGATTCGGAGAAGAGCTGAAAAACTATTTCGGTGACTACAAGGAGCGTTATGTTCTTGAGGACGGTACTCGTGTAAGGAATTACTACTGTGATTTCAGGTTTGATAAGTTTGAGAATGACATCTATGACGAAGAGAAGACCGAAAAACCTACAAATCACGGTTGGCTTGAAATGGATGCTGATATTTCCAAATCCAAATTTGATGCTATATGCGCAAATTATCCTGCACAGTATGCAGATAGTGAAGGAAAACCAACGAACAAGTGGATTAAGGTGCATACACAGTTGAGTGACCTTGACACAAGCAAACTTCATTATGTCAAGGTGCCTATAAACCATATTGTTATTGACTTCGACATACCTGATGCGGACGGTAACAAGTCTTTGGAACGGAATCTTGAGGAGGCAAGCAGATGGCCTCCTACATATGCAGAGTTAAGTAAAAGTGGATGTGGTGTCCACTTACATTATATTTATGACGGTGACCCGGAGAAACTCAGTAGGGTATTTAAAGACCACGTTGAAATCAAGGTATTCAACGGTGATAGTTCGTTAAGGAGGAGATTGACGAAATGTAATGATGTTGATATTTCAACTATAAGCTCTGGGTTACCTACGAAAGGAGAAAAAAAGATGGTAAACGCAGAGAGGGTGAAATCAGAAAAAGGCTTACGGCGACAAATTGAACGTAACCTTGCTAAAGAGATTCACCCAAATACGAAGCCTTCAATAGACTTCATTAAAAAGATACTGGACGATGCATATGAGTCTGGTATGGTCTATGACGTAAGTAATATGCGTCAATCAGTGACCAATTTTGCACTGTCGAGTACACATAATTCGGAATACTGCTTGAAGATGGTTAGTAAAATGCACTTCAAGTCTGAAGATGCTGGGGAGAACTATGAAACTGAGGCGCCCATAGTGTTCTTTGATGTTGAGGTTTTCCCAAATCTGTTCCTTGTTAACTGGAAAGTACAGGGTGAGGGAAAGAGTATTGTCCGAATGATAAACCCAAGTCCGCAAGATATTGAGAAACTTCTTAAGTATCGTCTTGTGGGCTTTAATAACCGAAAGTACGATAATCACATATTGTACGGACGGTTAATAGGCTATAGCAACGAGCAATTGTACAAGCTCTCACAGAACATCATAGATGGTAAGTCATCTTGCATGTTCAGAGAGGCGTATAATCTGTCTTACACAGATATTTTTGACTTCTGTAGTAAAAAGCAGAGTCTTAAGAAGTGGGAGATAGAGCTTGGTTTAAAACACCATGAGTTAGGACTTCCTTGGGATCAGCCTGTACCTGAGGAGCGTTGGGTTGAGGTTTCCGAGTATTGTGATGACGATGTCTTGGCGACCGAAGCAGTATTCAATGCAAGACAGGCAGACTTTGCAGCGAGAAAGATACAGGTAGAGCTTGTAAAGGCTTTACACGGGATCAATGCTACCGTAAATGACACAACAAATAGCTTGTCAATGAAGTTGATATTTGGTAATGAGAAGAACCCTCAGAGCCAGTTTAACTACAGAGATTTGTCTAAACCAATTCCTTATACAGACTATGAGAAATATAAACAGCTCTTTGGTGAGGATTATAAGTTCAGGGTGTTTGATAAAGACGGACAACCAGAATTCAGGGACTATAAACCCGGCGACAAGTTACCAGATGGATATTCTATATTGCCATTTTTCCCGGGGTATAAATTTGAGAAAGGGGTCTCAACATACCTTGGTGAGGAGATAGGTGAGGGCGGTAGAGTCTATGCTGTACCCGGCATTCACGTTAATGTCTGGGACGGTGATATTTCCAGCCAACATCCGCATTCAGTAATCGCTGAGGTCTTATTTGGTCCTCGATATACAAAGATATTTAAGGAACTCGTTGACGCAAGAGTGGCCGTTAAGAACAAAAACTTTGAACTTGCTGCGTCTCTTTTGAACGGTGTACTTATACCTTATCTTAAAGAGGAGCTCGTAGCAGACCTTGCTCAGGCACTAAAGATAATTATTAACTCTATCTACGGTCTGACCGCAGCTAACTTCGATAATCCGTTCAGGGACAAGCGTAACGTTGACAATATTGTCGCTAAACGTGGTGCTCTGTTTATGACATTGCTCAAGCATAACGTCGAGAAGAAATGGGGTTATAAGGTTGCACATATCAAGACAGATTCTATCAAGATACCAAATGCAACCGAGGAAATTAAGAACTATGTCATTCGCTTTGGCAAGGAATACGGTTATACCTTTACCACTGAGGCAGAATTTGACAGGTTCTGCTTGGTAAATGACGCAGTTTATGTTGCAGCATATAAGGAACCGCTAAAGGACAAGAAAACAGGTAAAGATATTTGGTGGACTGCCACAGGTGCACAGTTCAAAGTGCCATATGTCTTTAAAACGCTGTTTAGCAAGGAGCCTATAGAGTTTGAGGACGTATGTGAGACAAAATCTGTCAAGAGTGCTATATACCTTGACATGAACGCCGAACTGCCTGATGTAAGTGGGTATGAGAAAGAGCTTGCTAAGGTGGAGAAAGATATTTCAAAGGCTTTAAAAGAAAATGACGGTATGACACCGCCGGTTAGCCTTTATGAAAGACAACTTGAGTTGAAAACCGAAATAGCGAAGGGCCACGACTACAAGTTTGTAGGGCGTGTCGGTTTGTTCTGTCCGGTAAGCAGGAGCGGTGGCTTGCTTATGAGAGAGCAAAACGGTAAATATTATGCCGTAACCGGAACGACAGGCTACAGATGGCTTGAGAGTGCATTTGTCAAAGATATTTATGAGAAAGATAAGAGCATCATAGACCTATCTCATTATAGGAAACTCGTTGACGATGCATATGCAGCAATTGAGAAATATGGTGTTCCTCATTTGTTCTTAGATAGGAGCACTCCGTATCCGGGTTCAGAAACAATATATCATCCGTTACCAGACGATGATGAATTACCATTTTAATAACAGAAAGGAAAGATATTTATTATGAGTTGCAAAATATTAGTTAATAAGTCGGGAAGAGAACTGGTACAAATCGACGATACCACGTTCAAGTATTTCGGTAGGGACGATTCTACCAATTTTGCAGGAGATCCCGATAGGAGAGGGAACAAGTTCCACAGCACTGAAAGAAAGGGACGTATTATTATCCCTGATGCAGAATTCGCTCAGTTGCTGAAAGACAGATACGGATGCAACATTAAGAAGAGCGATGAGTGGGAGGACTCCGATGGTAATGTTCATGAAGAGCAGTACTATGTAGAAATAAAGGCTAAATATGGTCCTGATGACAGCAGATGGCCTCGTATCTACATAGTAAATGGTGAAGGCAAGAGAACACTCTTAGACCCAGATACTGTTGGGGAAATCGACCGGTACCGTGCGGACAACGTTAGGGCGGTTCTGAGGTTCTACCATAATGAGGAGAAAAATACGACTACACTGTGGGTTGAAACGATGTATGTAGAGCCTCGTTTCCCTCAGGATCCGTATGAGCATCTCTATCACGACTAATGTTAATACCTTGGTGCGGCTTTTGTATATAGTCGTTAAATGTCCAGTAAAAGGCAGATTAGCTGTGCACGGCTTTGACGCGAAGAGGAAACAGCCAAGATATTTATATATGAAAGGAGCTATTATGGACAAAAATAACAAAAATAACGAGCATAACTTTCTAAGCACTATTATATCGCTGATATTTACAATCTGCATTTGTGCGGTTATGATAGGACTTACGGCTAAGGTGCTGCATTGGTGTTTAGGGTGATAATATGGCGCATTTATTCGACTATCAGATTGATGCTCTGAAAAGGATGAAAAACGGTTGCATATTGTGTGGGGGAGTAGGAAGTGGCAAATCAATAACCGCTCTGGCTTATTATTACCTGCAAAATGATGGTGACATAAGTTGTCTTGAGAACCCATACATGGAGTATATTCCTATGGGTGACCCGCCAAAAGACCTATACATCATTACAACAGCTAAAAAACGTGATACTCTTGAATGGGAAGATGAGCTTGCAGGCTTCTTGCTGAGTACCGATAGTAAACTTAACTTATACACAAATAAGGTTATTGTTGACAGTTGGAATAACATCAAGAAGTATAAAGATATTTGTAATGCTTTCTTTATCTTTGATGAACAGAGAGTCGTTGGCTCTGGTGAATGGGTAAAATCATTTCTGAAAATTGCCCGTGGTAATGAATGGATATTGCTTTCTGCTACACCGGGAGATACTTGGATGGACTACATTCCTGTGTTCTTAGCCAATGGTTTCTATAAGAACAGAACGGAGTTCAAAGACACCCACGTTATAATGGAGCCATATTCAAAGTTTCCAAAGGTCAGAGGCTACATAAATCAAGGTAGGCTGCTAAAATACCGTAAAGATATTTTGGTAACGATGGATTTTAAGCGTGAGACGGTAGCTCATGACATTGTAGTTGACGTGGAATATGATAAAATAGCGTACAAATCCGCCATAAAAACTCGGTGGAATCCTTGGACGAACAAACCTATGAAGAATTCATCGGAATTCTGTCAGGTTCTTAGAAAGATAATCAACACTGATGATTCGAGACAGACTAAAGTTCTTGAAATTGTAGATGAGACTCCAAGGGTCATTATATTCTATAACTACGACTACGAGCTTGAGATACTGAGAAATCTGTATTATGGTGATGATGTTACAGTAGCTGAGTGGAACGGCCACAAACACGAGAAAGTTCCTGATACTGATAGATGGGTGTATCTCGTGCAGTATTCGGCAGGTGCTGAGGGTTGGAATTGTATCAGTACGAATACAATGATATTCTTTAGTCAGAACTACAGTTACAAGATATTATCACAGGCTAAAGGACGTATTGACCGCCTGAATACGACGTTTAAAGACCTGTATTATTACCATTTCAAATCTAAAGCGGGCATAGATTACGCTATAAGTAAAGCAATAGCTGAAAAGAAACAATTCAACGAAAGAAGTTTTGCAGGGGGTGTTTGAGCATGATAGAGCAAAAGACATTTTATGTATGTGACCCTAAACGAGCGGTTAATTGTAATCGGACAGGCTGTGAGAAGTTCCATTCGTGCAACACGACTGGTGATGTAGACCAGGCTCTGTTGGTTGGTGGAGAACCTCTTGCTGATATTTCTTTTATGTCTGAGATTTTTGAGGAGATGACAGAGACCGGTAGTATAAGAGCATTCCATAGTGCAAACGGCGAGTTAATTGCCATGCGCAGATAATAAATATTTTTGAGGAGTTGATAAATCTTATGGAAAAGATGTTTTTACAAGCTAACAAGTATGACGCTTTAAAGCTCGATGAGAAGCATTCATGGAGTGATGACCTTCCGAAGAAACCTCGTCGAAAGCGAAAAGAATGCAAAGAGGAATTTGAGGGTAATCCTAATGCCACTATTTGCTGGCATTGTAAAAATGCTGTTCCTATACCGTCTGTAGATTGCCCGAGCGAATACACCTATGGATGCAATTGGTCTATTCATGGGCAGCCTGTTTCAGGGTGGATAGCATTTGAGGCGCAGAGAGAATACTATACCGGACCTTCTTATAATGTAAGGAACTGTCCAGAGTTCGTTAGGGGGTAAAAATATGGTTGTACAAGCAATGACAAAAGAAGATTTCGATAATGTTCCGTATAGATCACATCGAAATTTTTATGGAGAGTTCAGTTCTTTAGTTATTATACCTGATGACAGTATGCATGAATCCGGGTATAGATGTATGACATTTGTTTTGGTGGATAGCGATTGTGAGCCAATATGTAAGATTTCTGCGGGTTCCGATGTGCTATCTATAGACGGTATTGGTGGGTATGGTTTGTGCAAATATGGTGAGGACTGTCCTGATTCTATAAAACCCAAAGCGTGGTCTATCGACTGTTTATCTTGCGGATATTTAAGGCTATTCAGCAATTATAAACTAAAAATAGACGATTTAGCGGGTAGCAACTGTGGCGTGTATTCTATTTATCCGGAAGGGAGATAAAAGTTATGATAAATCTTAATACTTATGAATTCTGTGATGGGTGCCCATTTTTTGAGGCTGAAACAGAGAAGCTTTATGCTGATGGTTTAGTGTTTTCTACTGAGATATTATGCAGGCACTCTAATATCTGTAATAGTTTATATAACAGGCTGAAGAACCATGCAAAGGAAGAAAAATGCACTTTTAAGGACGGTGTAACCATTAAGCCTGATGGAGTCAACGAGCTTGACCCTTGTGTGTATGAAGTCGTTGAAACTCATAAGAATGTCACAGTAAATGTTCTTAAGTGTAAGAAATGCGGGCACATAGAACTTGAATGGAGCAAGGATGAGGAGATGCTCTAAAGATATTTGCAGTTCGCAAATATTACAAAGACTACTATGAGGAGGTGATTGTATGTTTAAACCATGCTTTACTAAGGAACATGCAGAGACTATACTTGATGCTGTGATAGAAGATGAAAATAGAGGCATTAACAGTGATCATTTATTAGATGCGGTTGATGCTCTGTTAAGAGATGGCGATCGCAGATTGGTTGTTGAATGCACTAAAACATCTTTAGTTACGGCATTAACTGTAGCTGGCGTGATGTATGTAGGTATGAAAGTTAAAAGCAATCATAAGAAAAAAGAGTCCTAACAAGGGCTCTTTTCTTTTTGATGAAAGGAGAAAAAAAGATGGCTAAGAAGAGAGTAACATTGGAGTTCATTGTAGACCCATGTGACGGCTATGATGACTTTGAGTTTATGAAAGAGGACTTTATGGGGGAATTAAGCTGTTGCGTAAATTCACCGGATGAAGACAGCTTCGAGATGGTTGTCGAGGATATTTAAGGAGGAAAAAGCAAATGAGTACATTACATTTAAAAGTTGAAGACGGAATGTTCAATTGCCATCCGGTAACGAGCTATGAGTCGGTTACCGAATATGAGTTTCATGATGAAAGAAACTCGTGGGACGTTGAAATCAAAGGCAAAAAGATATTTTTCAGAGCCGAGAGACCGTACTCAACAGGTCCAGCAGTGTTTAAAAAGGTGCTGCCGTTAAGAGACGGGACTTATATTCTCGGCAATGGAAACATAAATAACCGTTTTGTCGCGTTTCGAGAAAAAGAATACGCGGACTTTTTGTATAATAACGGCATAAACTCCGTCAGACACATAAATCCGAACGGAACTTACAGCTTCCGTGACTATGGATACTATGACTGCCTTGGTAACGGCACTAAGATAAGTGTCAAAACAGACGGCAAAATAATACATAACTATGATACTGACGATCACACTACAGAAGTATCAATAGAGGGAGCCACATATGCGGTATTCCTTGAGTATCAGAAAGGATCAAGGATGAATGGAACATACGTGACATTATACACATTAAAAGACTGGCGAGAACTGTCTATCCCAGAGGAGTGGACTGAGAAACGCGTATAGGAGGAGAAAAATATGGGCAAAGAATTATTTACAATGCATCAACTTATGAACAGAGCTGATAATAAGCCTTTTTGTTCTGACGAGATAAGAGCTTATGATGAGGCTATTTATCAGACGAAAGTTGTTTTAGGTATGGACGAGTCAGCTACGGATGACGAAACTGTTGATAAAGCAGTAGAAATGAATTTACGCTATGACGAGAGAGGGAATATTGAGAATATTTAAGGAGGAAAAAGCAAATGGAAAAAAGCAAGAAAAACCTAAAGATATTTATAAGTGGGCCTATGACGGGATATCCTAACTGGAATAAAGAGGCCTTTGACAGAGCAGAGAAGAGACTGCGAGAACTCGGGTACGATGTGTTTAACCCTACGTGGATGCAGTTTACCGAAGGGTGGAGCCACGAAGAGATAATGGCTATTGATTTAGCTGCTCTTGAAAAATGTGATGCAGTTCTTCAGCTTGATGGCTGGCCAGATAGTAAAGGATCTCAGGAGGAGTTTGAGCAGGCAAAGCGTCTGAATAAAAAGATATTTATGTTCATAGACGAATATAAGGCAGATCAAGGTAAACTGTATGAGGTTAACTATGCACGGAGAGTGATTGACGAAATGGGTCAGTTCTACAATGAGGCTATGAACTTTATTAATGTAGGACTGTCTAAGCTACCGGAAACGTTCATAATAAAAAGACGAAAAATGCTTAAAGATGCTGTTACGCTTGTTGAAAGGCCGATAACTGAAGAGCAGCTTGCAAAAATGGGTCTTGAGCCTGCTTGTATTAACAGAAACATTGCTTTAAATGATACTGCGGAGGCAATTACAACGAGCCTTGTGCATGTACTGTCAGATGCACTTGATGGTGAGTTAAGACGACTACTTGTGGATACTATTAATATGAAGTGCTATTACTTTATGATAGATGAAAGTATTCTTGAACTGCTGCTTAAAAACACAAAAGAACTATATACCAAAGGGTATGCTGACGGTGTAACCGCTATGATGCATGAAATGAAAGCTGAGGAGGAAAAGAAAGATGAAACCGACAATTGAGGCGTTGAGGCCGTGTACAGTTGACGATAGAAAGGGTTTATTTCACGGATGGTATTATTATGCAGAAGTGTTCGAACCGTCTATAAGTTTAGGAGGGCATATTGGTGGACCAATTGCTACCACTCTTGGAATGGTGGAGTTTGAGAACGGCGAGATACAGCTTATCAGACCCACGAGTATAAGGTTCATAGGTAGCAGAAGGTTAATGCAGGAATATTGCTTTGAGGAGGATAAACAATGAAAGCACATATTATAGATATGCCTGTACTCAGACCGGGCGATATTGTACGTGGGCTGGGCATTGATTTGGCATTAAAAGAGGATTTCACAGCAATAAATAATGAGGAGGTTAAGAAAGATGAAAGCACATCTGTTGGGGACACCAGTAAGGAAGACGAGTCGTAAAGATATTCTCAAGCGGCTTGAAACCGTGAAAAACATTATGAACATAGCTAACGGTAAGGCTCTTAATGAGTCTGTTAAAGATATTTCTAAGGAGGAAAAAGCAAATGAGTATGAATGAATGGGCAAAGAACGAAGTGGAGTTGGCTAAGATTGCTAATTCAAAAGACGGTGACGAGTTAGACGGTTATGTTTGTGCGTGCTATGAGAGTGCACTCAATGTATTTAATTTGCTGTGTAGTCAAGGCCATAGCGGCATGAGCATAAGTATTACCAAAGATATTTTGGACAGACTTATATCTGGTAAGCCATTGACTCCAATAGAGGATACCGAAGATGTTTGGTCAGATGTTTCTCATAGGCTCCCTGACGGAACTGTCGTATATCAATGTAAGAGAATGTCTTCTCTATTCAAGCACGTAAATCCAGACGGCAGTGTTAATTATCATGATGTTGACCGTGTATTATGTAAAGACATAAAGACTGCTGAAACTTTTCACGGAGGGTTTGAAAGCCGTTGGTATGATGAGACATATCATCCGATTACATTCCCATATTATCCGTATTCGGAACCGGTTATGATCTATGTTGAGGAGTTCTTATATGATCCTAAAAACAGATGCTTCGATACTATTAAAATTTCATATGTTGTTAATCCTGACGGCAGTCGTGAAGAGGTATACAAGTATTTCAAGGAAACAGGCTTGAATTTTGTAGAGATATCGAAAGAAGAATATGAAGAAAGATATTCTGTTTATCAGGAGCGTCTCTTATCAAATGAGGAGGAAAAAGCAAATGGAAAAGTACGTTGAAGTCAGGACGATGACTGAACAGGAATGCATGGATATTTCAACAAGATTGAGAGAAAATCTGGTTGAACTCGCAAGAGTTCTTCCTTGTGTCGATATGGGCGATACAGTTCGCATAACGAGCTGTAGGCTCATGGCGGAAATAGCAACTATCATAAAAACATACGGAGACGGTATACAGACCCCACTAAAACTTGGGATTGTTGCGGACAGGATAAGAGAACCGGTGAGAACATTATGTTCGCTATTAGAACCAACTCCCGTATGCAATGCAAATAGGAAGGCATGTATATTAATTATTGGTGTAAACAACATAATCGAGAAATATATTTTGCACGAGGATACTGCACCAACGCTCAATTATTAGTTGAAGGAGGAATAATTATGGAAAAGCTTGAAAGATGTCCCATATGTTATGGCATTATAAAAATACCCGGTCAGAAAGTTGAGCCGGGGCATGGCTGCCAGTGTAGATATGGTGGCTCTGCACATCCTGAAGAGACTTGGGAGAAACGCAGGCAGGTTGTGTATTCGCATATGTATATGCTTTCTGAAACTCAATTAAATCATGTACTTTGGTTACAAAGAGAGTTATGTGAGTCATACTCTGACTCGGATCCTGAAAAGAAGAAGTGCCTCGATGAGCTTATGCGGGCGTATGAGGAGCGCTCTCGTGCAGTCTTTGGTGAGGCTAATGATGAACGCGACAGAATGCTCAAAACCATAATGCCAGCATTCTTAAAGAAATAAGGAGGAAAAAGCAAATGATAAAAATTGAAAATGTAGACATATGCGGCTTGGAGCCTGCTATAAGAGGTATGAGAAACCCGATGAATAGTTGGGAGAAGAGTGACTCAGGAATCGGTTGTCCGGCAGGGACTTGCGAAGAATGCGACAACAAACCGGAATACTGTGAGTATTCAATTCTGTATGGTGCAGGGTACGCCGCAGGCCCTAATGATCTTAAGCTTATGAAAAAACTTGCTAAAGGTGGACCTGTGCATGCAAAATACCGCCGTATGATTACCGTTTACCTTGATATTACTGCGCCACTGTATTGGTGGAAGGAGTTCGATACATACAAGGTGGGCACGGTTGCCAACTCATGCAGCACTATGCATAAGATACATGAGAAAGAGTTTACGCTTGACGACTTCTCGTGTGAGCATTTGCTCGGTCCAAAGGACGTTGGGCTCGGTGATATGATTTATACGAGAGCCATTGATTATATTGTAGATGTTCTTAACGTAGCTCGTAAAAAATATCTCGAAACCAATGACAAGCGCTACTGGTGGCAGATGATACAGCTGCTACCGTCGTCGTACAATCAGAAGAGAACGGTTATGCTTAACTACGAAGTCCTTGTGGGTATCTATAAGTATCGTAAAGATCATAAGCTTGATGAGTGGCGAGAGTTCTGCAAGTGGATAGAGACTCTGCCTTATTCTGAGTTGATTACTGGAGGTGAGAATAATGTCTGCTCCGAGACCTGATATGACTGCTACAGAAATAAGAAACGGGTTATATAATCTGTACTCACTCGAATTGGCCAAGCATCTTCATAGCTGTGGGATGATTACACATACTCAATTCTTAGAAGCTGCGAGTGACTCTCCTAATAGAATAGGGAGTAATGCTCTTAGGTTTGCTAAGGAGAATAGCGTGTGGGAAGATTTCAGATGTCCAAAGGAGGAATGGATAAGTGAGTCATTATAAGTTTTGTACAACGCACAACGAACGTGTCGAGCAATTCCGAAAAGAGGCCGATGCTCTTTTTGCACCTAATAACGTTCCGGAGGGAGAGTCAGTCATTGATGAACCCTTTTCATTACATTTATATTCACCCACCATATATGATAAACTCATACAGGTTTTAGACGAGGATTATGGATATTTTGACTGCCCAGCATCACTCAATCATCATGGTAACTATGACGGTGGGTTATTTGAGCATTCACTGGATGTTGCTAAGCTACTATCTGGGCTTCTAAATAGGGAACTTAATTATGGAAGTGACACTGGTGTTAGAGCATTCGCTTACCGTGTTGGTCTATTTCATGATATTTGCAAGTGTGTTCAGTATATCCAGTTAGAGGATAGCACTTGGCATTGGAACGAGAACTGTATATGGGATGGACATGGTAGCTTAAGTGTTATGCTAACTCAAAAGATATTTGAGCAATGTGGCATTCCGCCTTTGTCTTTTGAGGAGCTCGCTTGCATTAGATGGCATATGGGGGCCTTTGATGAAAAGGAGAACTGGGGATTCTATACTAAGGCCATTAAGGAGTATCCTACGGTGCTGTGGACACATACCGCAGATATGATAGCATCACAAATTGATGAGAAGTGAGGAGAAATAATTATGAAACTTGAATTTTTAGAGATATTAAAACATGACCGCTTAAATAATGCTATAGAATTAACAGCTTTGGTAATGAACAGGCTCATGTTCTATCATCAGGCAGGGTTTATAACTGACGAAGAGTTTTTTAAGCTCGAAAGAACTGGTAGTATTGAGTCAGCTACTAAGTATTTGAATGACGTGGCTGATAAAAAACTTGCAGAAATAAGGGAAAAGAACAATGAAAATCTTTGAAAAGCTATATAGTGCTAATTTATATGACTTGCTGCTGTTTATAAATGAAGAGGCAAGATATTCTGATGATGGCTTTTGTCTAAGGAAATGCTTGTGTAAGTATTTGAATACTACTGACGACCAGGATTCAGAGTGCTGCGGTGCTTTTTGCGACAGGTGTTTACAAGATCTGGTACAGAAAGATATTTAGCCTTACAGATGCGCACATAATACATTCTATGTTATGCAGAGGGTAATCTGCGGAAAGGAATGATATTTATGTATGAAAAGCAAGTTAAAAGAAGAGATTATGGTACTTACAGGGATTGTGAGTTTCATGTGATATTATCTGAAGAAGAGTGGAAGATGCTCGACAGATGTTCAGATGAGCTTATGGTAACTAAGTCAGAACTTATAAGAAACTTCATTAACGAACTTTATATTGAATGCATTTTAAACGGCGAAGATTAAACTTTAAAGGGATTGAGGGCTTGTTGCGAGTCCTCTTTTCTTTTTACGCACAAAATACAAGGTCTGTAATGAAAGGAGTTGTTTTAAATGAGTAAAAGTGACAAAAGAACAATAATTAGGTTGGCTTATTGCGGTCTGTGGTGGATATTATTCCTTGGCGGACTTATGAGCGAAACGGTTATGGGGCGAGTTATCACGTTCTTCAGCACAATTATATTTATAATAGTATTGGTTGCTGATGGGAAACTTGAGCAACTTGAGCAACAAGAAAAGCGCCGTAGAGCTTATATGAATCGGATGATGAGTGAATCTATACAGAACGCTTATGAGTATGAGCCTAAGAAAATTAAATATTGGGACTTTTATGATGATTAAACTTTTAAGATGAGAGCTTGAGTATATAATACTTGGGCTCTTTTCTTTTTATAGGTTCTGCGGAAAAGAGGTGAAACATAATTGACGTTTATGGGTTCTTTTGATGATGCTTTAAGAGAGATTGCTAAGAGTTTTGAGGAGTTAGCGAGGCTTGCAATAGAGGCTGTAGAAAAGATAATTGACACGCTTACAATTGCTGTACGGCATTATATCTACGGTGATAATAAGGTCGTGGATAAAAAGAAACTCAATATTCGAGTAAGAATAAAGCTCTGGCTTAGAAAGATATTTAGGAGAGGGAAGAGTAATCATCATTATATGGAAGCATTTAAACGGAGAAATTACAGATGAAAATTGAGAGCTTGAGTGTTTGTTAGTGTGGTTCGCTAATGACACTTGGGCTCTTAGTTTTTCCTATTGTTCGCATCTTTTACAATGCCTTTAATGGAGAAATCCAAACACATTTAATAAATTTGAAAGGATGATGTTTTATGATGGACGATAAGGCTATGAAAAATTATGCAAATACCTTTTGTGAGGATGTTACAACTCGTGATGATTGTAACGATTGCAAATGGTGTTTACAGTTAGGTGAAGGGTGTTATTGTGAAAAGAAATTATTCAAGATGTGTGGAGAATATAAAAAAGAGGAGGACTGTTTGAGACTTAACATTTATTTGAAGGAGTTTGCAGCACAGTATGGTGGTAAGTTTTTGGAAAGAGAACTTGAAAAATTTAGAGGTACAGATTTATGGTTCTATTGGCACTAAGGTTGCAAATTAGAGGTCTACACGGCCTCTTCTTTTTGCATTTTGGAAAGATATTTTGGCAATTTTGAGGTGATTTTGATGAATTTTTGGGCGAAAATTTGTGACCAGTTTTTTCTGAAAAAGTGGGCGTGTGACCAGTTTTTTCTGGGCTTTGATAAAAAGATTTAACAAATATGAACAAAATGTTAACAAAATATGAACAAAAATACGCTTTGTGACCAGTTTTTCTGGTCTTGTGACCAGTTTTTTAAAAAAAGTGGTCAGTCGGAAACCGCGTAGATACGCCGTTTGCGAGGATTGTGACCAGTTTTCCAGTTTTTTCTCTTATTTACATGATAAAAAAATATATATTTTATATAATAATATAGAAAAATTTCTGGGTTTTTGGGCAGAGAGGTATTTTTAGCAATTCTACAAGATATTTTGCGAAATTTGTGATTGACAAAGAGTTTTCCGTAATTCGCACGAAAAACATGCCCTTTTATGAAGAGAGAGGCAACAATATGCATTTTTATTGCAGTCTCTCTTGCGTTTTGAGGAAAGCAAGATATTTTATTGGAAGGAGTTCATCAAGAGATGAAACGCGAAAGTAAATTTCAGTTGGACTTAATTGATGAACTGGAAGAAATGTTTCCGGGTTGCATCATTCTTAAGAATGACCCCAGTTACATTCAGGGGATACCAGACCTTTTAGTTTTGTATCGCAATAAGTGGGCAGCACTTGAGGTCAAGAAATCGGCAAATGAATCTCATCAGCCAAATCAAGATTATTATGTTGAGATCATGGATGATATGTCATTTGCAAGTTTCATCTATCCCGAAAACAAAGAGGAGGTCTTATATGAACTTCAACGAGCATTACAACCTACGAGGAAAGCACGCACTCCTCGGGGCAAGTAAGCATCATTGGGTCAATTATGACTCAGAGGAACAGTTTATCAAGAAACTATGTTCAGAGAGTGCAACTGATGTTGGCACCGTGCTACACGCCTTTGCTGCTGACAGAATCAAATATGGTCTCAAGCTCAATAAACACGAGAAGAAAGACGTCGTGTTCGAGTTACTGCGCAAAGGTATTTCAAAAATAGTTATTGACGCAATTAACATCGACTTAATGTTTGATAACCTCATGGCTTATGTTAATGACTGTATTATGCAGCATATGGAGCCTGAGGTTATTTTGTACTATTCAGATATTTGTTTTGGTACGACAGACGCCATATCGTTTGAGAATAACAAACTGTATATTTATGACCTTAAGACAGGGTCTACTACGGCTCATATGGAACAGCTGGAGATATATACAGCGCTGTTCTGTCTGGAGTACAGGCACAAGCCCAAAGATATTTTTATGGAGCTTAGGATTTATCAGAATAATGAGGTTCTTGTATATAATCCCGACCCCAAAGATATTTTAGTTGTGTCTGATAAAATTGTACATGCAAATAGCTTTATAGAAAGCATTAAGGAGGAATAATGATGGCACAACAAGATATTTTGATACATTACGGCACACCGAGACATTCCGGTAGATATCCTTGGGGCTCTGGTGACAACCCATATCAACACACGAATACATTTCTAAATCGTGTTAATGAGCTTAAGGCTAAAGGGCTGACTGAGAAGGAAATAGCCTCGGCTTTAGGAATGTCTACAACAGAGCTGAGGACACAGAAGTCTTTGGCAAATCACGAGAAGCGTGCCCTTGATGTAGAAACGGCAAGGTCTTTACGTGAGCATGGATATTCTCTTAATGACATCGCTGAAAAGATGGGTCTGCCGGGTGAAAGCTCGGTAAGGTCTCTCCTTAATGAGAATTCTGAGAGAAGAATGAAACTTGCACAGGCAACCGCTGAGATTCTTAAGAAAGAGCTTGAGGAGACAGGAATGGTTGACGTCGGTGCTGGAGTTGAACGTCAGCTCGGTGTAAGTAGAGAGAAACTTAACGAGGCTCTAAAGATATTAGAGGAAGAAGGCTATCCTGTATACGGTGGTGGTATCCCTCAGGTTACAAATCCGGGTAAACAATCTAATCGTAAGGTTCTTTGTGTTCCGGGAACAGAACATAAAGATATTTATGAATTTGATAAAGTGAAGGTTATAAACGACTATCATTCAGAAGATGGCGGTGACACATTTAGGCCAACATTTGAATATCCTGAAAGCCTCAGTTCAAAGAGACTCGCAATACGCTATGCAGAAGATGGTGGCGTTGCAAAAGACGGTCTTATAGAGTTAAGACCCGGAGTGGAAGACATTTCATTAGGTAATTCACACTATGCGCAGGTGCGAATTCTTGTAGATGGCACTCACTACCTTAAAGGTATGGCTGTCTATAATGATGATCTTCCCGATGGCGTTGACGTATTGTTCAATACCAATAAGAAGAAAGGAACTCCTCCTCTCGGTGAAGAGAAAGGAAATACTGTTCTTAAAAAGATATCCAGTGACCCGGACAACCCCTTCGGCTCCCTTATCAAAGAGAACGGACAAAGGCATTACGAGGACGAGAATGGAAATATACGCTTATCAGTAATAAATAAGCGTGCCGACGAGGGCGACTGGAACGAATGGTCAGACCATTTACCATCGCAGTTCCTTTCAAAACAGAACATAAATCTAATAAACAGACAGTTAGGTCTTGCAAAAGCAGATAAACTTTCTGAATTTGAGGAAATATGTTCTTTAACGAACCCCACAATCAAGCGTGAGTTGTTAGGCTCTTTTGCTGAAGACTGCGATTCTGCGGCTGTTCATCTTCAGGCAGCAGCACTCCCGAGGCAGAAGTATCAAGTTATTCTGCCATTAACATCAATCAAGGACAATGAGGTTTATGCTCCTAACTATAAAGACGGAGAAACTGTTGCTCTTATACGATATCCGCACGGCGGAACATTTGAGATTCCTATTTGCAAAGTTAATAACAAGAACAAAGAAGGCCGTAAAATAATTAGTACGGATTCTAAAGATGCTATAGGAATAAATGCAAAGGTTGCTGAGAGACTCTCTGGAGCGGATTTCGATGGGGATACTGTAATGGTAATTCCTACAGGTGGAAAGACTAAAATCACTTCAACACCAGCTCTTGAAGGTCTTAAAGGATTTGACCCCAAGCTTGAATATGGCGGTAAAGCAGAAGGTACATATAAGAAAATGAAAAATACCCAAACTGAAATGGGTATGATTTCCAATCTTATTACTGACATGACTCTTAAAGGTGCTACAGAGCCTGAGCTTGCGAAAGCTGTTAGACACTCTATGGTTGTCATAGATGCTGAAAAGCACGGCCTTGATTATAAACAGTCTGAAAGAGATAATGACATAGCGGCTCTTAAGAAAAAGTATCAGGGCGAAACCGATAGCAACGGTAAGTATCATGAAGGTGCGTCAACAATTATTTCAAGAGCCAAATCTCAAGCTTCTGTTCCTAAAAGAACCGGCCAACCTTGGATAAATAAAGACACCGGTGAATTGGAGTATGAAAGGATCAATCCTAAAACTGGCGAGTATGAAACCAAAATTAAGAACGAAACTTATACAGATAAGAAAACAGGGAAAATTGTCGCCCGTACTCAAAAGAGTACAAAAATGGCAGAAACTAAGGACGCTTATTCTTTAGTTTCTAAAGTCAAAGCTCCTGCGGAATTAGCTTATGCAGACTATGCGAATTATATGAAGGCTTTAGCTAACAATGCTCGTAAGGAAATGGTTTCTACAGAGAGATTAAAATATGACCCCTCTGCTAAAAAAGTATACTCCGATGAGGTAAAAAGTCTTAACGCTAAGCTTGACGAAGCTCTTAAGAATGCTCCTCGTGAAAGACAGGCGCAATCTATAGCAAATAGTGTTGTGAATGTTAAGAAAAAAGAGGCTGAATCTAAAGGCAACCCATTAACAAAAGCTGAGATTAAGAAAATTTCTCAGCAAGCCCTGTCTAAAGCAAGGGCATCCGTAGGCGCTAAACGTAAGGAGATAGAAATAACCGACAAAGAATGGGAAGCTATTCAGGCCGGCGCTATAACAGATAATAAGCTCGCACAGATGCTCAAGCGAACCGATATAGATAAGTTAAGAGAAAGAGCAATGCCCCGCCAGAGTAAACAGCTCAGCGATGCTAAGGTGGCTAAGCTTAAGGCAATGTCTCAATCAGGCTATACAAATGAACAAATAGCTACAACTCTTGGCGTTTCTACATCAACTGTTATTAAATACATGAAATAAGGAGGTGCTATGTATGAGTAAAGCTATGCTTACCACGGTTGACAATCCGTACAATCCATTCGACCAATGGGATAAATGGCTCATGTATGACAACGACGCCGGGTATAACTCGTGTGCCTACCTCGCTCGCATAGCACACACATCGGATGAGCTGTCGGACAGCGAGAATGAAGATGAAATTAACCGTGCCATAGACGAAATCATACGGTATGACCCATTCAATCTATACCGAAAAGTCACAAAATCGCAATCTTAACATACTTTTCTGCCATAATATGCTTCACTCCAGAAGTTTCTTTAAAATTTTGAAGACAACTTCAACCGGGGGAGGGGGTATTTTAAAACGCACCCCCTCCGCATAT